CATAATTTAAATGCACATCAAACAGGTACTGCTGTTACAGCAGGTAATGGTGTTTACTATGTGCGTGGAACTTTTGTTCAGATGTCAGAACAAACTTTAGTATTAGATGATACTTCACAATATGCAAGTGCCAGAGTAGGATTCACAGTAACAGAAACTTTAGTGGCACCAGAAGATGATGCTTCACTTACAGATAATGCAACAGGTTCATCAAACTTTGCAGCCAAAGGTGCTCATAGACTTAAAATTGATTTAGTTCTTACATCATTACCTATTGATTCTACAAGTGATGATAAGTTTGTTGAGATTGTTAGAGTAGTTGATGGTGGGCCAGCAGCAGATGCTAGACCTACAGATTATTCAGTAATTGGCGATTCACTTGCAAGAAGAACATTTGATGAATCAGGTGACTATACTGTAAGACCTTTTCAAATAGATGCAAGAGAACAGATTTCAAATAGACACAAAGGTACAGAGTTCAGAGGTGTTTATACTGTTGGTACTACAACTACCGATGGTAATACAGCTGCAGAAAACTTTTTCAATTTAGCAATATCACCAGGTAAAGCATATGTTCGTGGTTACGAAATTGAAAAAACTGCGATTACATTTAAAGATATTCAAAAGGCAAGAGAGTTCGATACTGTTAATGCTGGCACAGTAAATGCTGAGTTAGGTAACTTTATTAAAATCAAAAAATTACACAATCAACCTAAAGTTACTGCAATTAGTGGTGAACAAAATGCTTACGAAACAATTCAATTACATGATGATATTACTGTAACTAAAGGAACTGCGTCAGGTAGACAAATTGGTCTTGCCAGAGCAAGAACAATAGAATACGATTCTGGTACTGCTGGAAATGATGATTCGATATACAAATTATTTCTTTTTGATATTAGACCATTTACTTATTTAAGTTTATCAGGTGTACCGTCAGCAACTTTAATATCTAATCATGCAGATGGTGGTGTAAGAATTACTGGTAATACTACAGGTGCAACAGGTTTTGTGTTTGGAAGTTTAACATCTGGTCAAACAGTTGTATTAACAAATGTTTCTGGTACTTTCCTTTCAGGCGAAAAAATTATTGCTTCTGATAGTGCAGAGACAGACCAAGTTGTAGAAACTGCAGCTAATGCTGATATAACTCTTACCGATGTTGTTACACACACACTTTCAGAAACTCGTTCAGTATTTCAAAATGATAGTGATTCAGGTCAAGACTTTACTGCTGATATTGATTTAAGTGGTACAATAGTAGGTTCTCTTATTGCTAACCAATCAGATGCGAATGGAACTAATGAAAATGCAAACTTTGTTTCTGAAACAGATAACACTTCAACATTAGCGTTAGAAACAAAACAAGATGCAAAACTTGTAAATTCTGAAAAGAATGTTGCCTTATACAGACTTTCTAAGAAAACTATTAAAACACTTTTAACAACTGATAATGATGGTGCATCTGATACTTCAATAACAGTAAGAAGACAGTTTATTGGTACAACAAACTCAAGTGGTGTTATTTCATTTACAGCAGGTGCAAATGAAACATTTCTATCACACACAGAAAAAGATTATACATTAAGTGTTTTAAGCGCAGGTGATGGTACTGCCGCACAAGGTGCTATTGTTTCTATTGACGGAAACCTCTCAGGCGCAGGTACATCAACAATTACAATCACAGATAATTCTGCTCTTGGCGATTCTGCAAAAGTTCTTTTAACTGCAACTATATTAAAAACTAGTGTAACACAAAGAATTAAAAATACAAAATTATCAAAACAAGTAAAAGTAGCTGGAGCAGTTGGTGGTGCATTTGGAACAAAAGCAACTGACGAAGCAATTTCTTTAGGGAGAGCTGATGCATTTAATTTAGGAGTAGTTTTAGATTCTGAAGATACTAGTGCTGATGCAACCCTTCCAACTTTAACATTAACAAGTGCTTCTGGTACATTTACAAGAGGTGAAAAAATTACTGGTGGAACTTCTGGCGCAGTAGGTATTGTAGTTAGTACTACATCACCATTATCATATTATTTACAAAGTGGTGATGGTGCTATTGATTTTTCTGCTGACGAAACAATCACAGGCGATTCTTCAACTGCAACTGCAACTGTATCATCAATAGCTGCAGGGTCAAGAATTATTACATCTCATTATGTTTTAGACACAGGTCAAAGAGATAACTATTATGACATATCAAGAATAGAATTAAAACCAGGTTCTTCAAAACCAAGAGGAAGATTATTAGTAGTATTTGATTTCTTTTCTCATTCTTCAGGTTCTTTCTTTAGTGTAGATTCTTATCAAGATGCAGCTAAAAGAATGCAATACGATGATATTCCAACTTATACTGCTACAAGAGTTGACCCAGATGAACCAGAACCAACTGGTGAGTTTGAACTAACAGATTGTTTAGACTTCAGACCAACATGTGAAAATGTTACTGGTGCAAGTGATACGGAATCTGCTATCGATACAATAACTGGCAAATCGTTTGACTTCTTCCATAGACAATTTGACGGTGCAGGTTCTTCAACAGTTGATACACCAAAACCTGGTACACTAGGAACAGTTGATTTTGAATTCTATTTGAATAAAATTATTAGTGTTTTTCTTGGTCAAGATGGTGATTTTAAAGTAGTTGAAGGTCCGTCTGCTGAAGTTCCAACAGAACCTAAACAAATTGACGGAGCAATGAAACTTCTAACTGCATTTATACCTGCTTATACATTTAGACCTACTGATATTCAAATTTCAAGAGAAAGAAATCAAAGATTTACTATGAAAGATATTGGTAAATTGCAGAGAAGAATTCAAAACCTTGAGTATTATACAAACTTATCATTACTTGAAAGAGATGCTGAATCATTTGAAATTACAGATGCAAATGGATTGAACAGATTTAAATCTGGTTTTGTAGTAGATAACTTTGCAGGTCATAGAGTTGGTGATGTTAAAAATAGAGATTATAAAAATTCAATAGACCAACAGTTTAAAGAGTTACGACCAAAGTGTGTTATGAGAGCCTCAGGCCTTGTGGAAACTGTTTCAACTGATACAGAAAGAGCTGGGTTAGGATACCAAAAGACTGGTGAACTATTAACACTTCCATACACAGAAACAGTTGAAACTGAAAATTCATATGCAACAAGAGTTGAAAGAATACTACCTGTTTATACTGCAAACTGGGTAGGAATGATTAAACTATCACCTGAAGGTGACGAATGGTTTGAAACTGAAACTGCACCTGATATAGTTATTAATGTTGATGGTAACTATGATTCAGTTTTGGCAGCAAATGAAAATAGAATTGGTACAATTTGGAATGCTTGGGAAACTCAATGGTCTGGTGTTGTTTCAACAAAAACAGAAACTACCCGAGCAGGTAGAGAAGGTAACAATATAATTACAAGAGCAATTCAAACAACTCGTTCAGATTTAAGTCGTTCAGGTATTGCAACAAATATTGTAGAACAAATTGATGAAGAAACACAGAGTACAAGAATTATTGCAAGAGCAATTATACCGTGGGTAAGACCTAGAACTGTTACATTTACAGGTGAAGGTTTTTATCCTAATACAAAAGTTTATGTATTCTTTGATGGCACAAATGTAGGCGCTTATGTTACAGCAGAATCATCTACATTTACCGAAGGTGCTGTTACACCAGCCGCAGGTACTCAACTTGTTACAGATGCTCTTGGTGATGTTAATGGTACTTTTGCAATTCCTGATTATAAATTTAAAGGACAAGAAAATGTTCCTAAATTTAAAACTGGTGAAATAGAATTTAAAATTACAGCAAGTGCAACAAATGAAACAACCCCTTTACCAATAACTTCTGGTTCAGTAATATATTCTGCAAAAGGAATATTAGAAACAGAGCAAGAAACAATTATTGCAACAAGAAACGCCTTTATCGCTCAAACAGATGTAGTTCAAACTACTTCCGTTCTTGATACTTCTTCTACAGTTATTAATAATATTGCTAGGAATCATGATACAAGAGACAGAGCAAGAGCCCATAGAGAAAAATATGTAACTAATCAAAGACAAACTCAACCATTAGAGCGTATTGAAAGTAGAACAGGAGTTTCTCAAGGTACATTAAGTGGTACTAAACAATTTTGTCCAAGTGACCCTCTTGCACAAACATTTTTAATTGAAGACCCTAATGGTTGTTTTTTAACTTCAGTAGACCTTTACTTTGAAACAATAGATATAGATAGTCCAATTTGGATTGAATTGAGAAATGTTATTAACGGATATCCTGGTCCTAAAGTTCTTCCCTTTGGTAGAAAAGTTTTAAAAAGTTCAGAACTTAATGTATCAACCGATGCTTCAACAGCAACAACATTTACATTTGATTCACCTGTTTATGTTAAGGGTGGAACAGAATATTGTATCGTTGTTAGAACTCATACAACTTTACCGACAGTTTGGATTTCAAGAATGGGCGAAACAGATATTGGTGGATTAAGAGTAGTATCAAAACAACCACATCTTGGTGTATTATTTAAATCACAAAATAATACTACTTGGTCACCATCTGATTCAGAAGATTTAAAATTTACTTTAAACAAAGCAGTATTTGATACAACTGCCGCAGGTAACTTAACTTTACAAAACGATATTATTGGTGATGCAGTAACAAACGAATTAGGTTCAACTGTGTATGGAAAAAGATTAACAGCTAATCCTTTAACAATGACAGATAGTTCAACTGTACTAAGAGTAAAACATATCGACCATGGTATGTATTCAACTGCAAACAATGTAAGAATTACAGGCGTTAGTTCGGGTATTAGTACAACATTAAGTGCAGGTATAACTGCGGCTGGAACTTCATTAGTTTTAACTTCTAATACAAACTTCCCAGCTGGAGCAATAACTCTTAAAATTGGAAACGAAATTATTACAGGTTCAAATAGTTCAGGTACAGTATCCTCACTCACAAGAGGTACTAGTGGTTCAACAGCTGCAATACATGACGCAAACGCAACAGTTGAACTTTATCAAATCTTAGGTACTTCACTTGTAGAAATTAATAAGATTCATACTGCAATAGCAAACATAGGAATAGATTCTTATACTGTTACTCTTACAAATGCTCCAAGTGTTTCAGGTGGTTCAACAACTGCTGAAGTTGGTGGAACAGGTATATATGCTTCAGAAAACTATCGATACGAAACTGGTAAAACACTTATTTCTTCTTTAGAATTAGGTAACACAAAAATTGTATCTACATTGAGAAACACTACAGGTACATCACCAAGTGGTGCAGAGACATCATTCTCAACAACAACACTAGGTAATGCTATTTCTATTCCTTTCAATGAAAACTTTACCAACTCAATAACAAGTGTAATTGCATCTGATATAAATGAAACAAATGAACTTGCTGGTGCAAAATCATTATTCATTCCATTAAAACTAACAAGTCAAAATCAAAGTATTTCACCTGTGATTGATTTAGGTCGTGCATCATTTGTTGCTGTCGCAAATAGAATTAATAACATTGATAGTTCATCTGATGTTTTCCCTACAACTGATTACAAAGATTCCACACAACCTAGTGGTGACCAAAACGCATTCATTTATATTACAAAGAAAGTTGCATTGGAAAATCCAGCAACTGCTATTAAGTTAATCTTTTCAGCACACAAACAACAAAGTGCTGAAATTAAATCAATGTTTAAAGTTTTAAGAACTGATGACGCTTCTGATTTTGATGAATTAGGTTACACATTCTTTAACACAACTGGTACAACTGATGTTGAAATAGGGTCATCTCTTGATGATAACGATTTCCAAGAATACATTTACACAGCAGGTGTTACTGATGATGGTATCGGAACGCCACTACCTGAATTTATTCAGTTTGCAATTAAAATAGTAGGACAAGGAACTAATGCTGCTCAACCTCCAAGAATAAGAGACTTGAGATTACTTGCATTGGCAACATAATGAAAACACTTGTTAAAGTAGAAGGACATTCTGAATTAGTAAGGGATTTAGAATCTGGCGCTATTTTAAACACAAGTAAATCTGCATATTTAAAAGCAAGAATTGCTTCACAAAATGCACAAAAAAGAAATGATGAATTAAGAGACGCCACTAGACAGATAAATAATCTTAAATGCGAAATGCATGAGATTAAACACTTACTACAACAAATGGTGAAAAACAATGGCAATTAATGCAATACAAGTAACAAATACAGAAACCCTTGAACAACTTAGAGGTCAATTTAACAACTTGGTTACAGATGTTTCTGCTCTAGAAAATGGAACATTAAATTTTGGAACTGTTTCTGCTACTACAATTAATGTTTCTGACTTAATTGTTTCTGGTACACTAGACTTTACTGCTGTCACAGCAACATCATTAAAAATTGATGGTTCGTCAATAGTTTTCGAAGGTTCAACCGTTTCAGCGAATGAAACGACTTTTACAGTAACAGACCCAACAGCCGATAGAACTATTACTTTTCCTGATGCTACAGGCACAGTTTTAATGACTGGTTCTACGATAGATTTGGGCGGCGATTCAGGAATATAAGTTGTATAAATAATATGAAAAGACATACTTACTAGGAGATAATTAAGATGCCAACAGTACTACAACATAGAAGGGGTACAACTTCACAGAATAATTCATTTACGGGCGCAATTGGTGAAATTACTTATGATACAACGCTAGACACGTTGAGAGTTCATGATGGTAGCACAGCAGGCGGATTTACAAGTGTATCTCTTGGAGCAACACAAACATTAACAAACAAAACATTAACAAGTCCTGTTATTAATACAGGTACATTCGGAACATCAATACTACCAACAAGCGCTGATGGTACAACATTGGGTTCTGCTTCAAAAGAATTCTCTGACTTATTTCTCGCAGATGCTGGTACAATTCAATTTGGTAATGACCAAGATGTAACATTAACTCATGTTGCAGATACAGGATTATTACTTAATAGCACAATGAAATTACAATTCAATGACGCCTCTCAATATATACAAGGTGCAAGTGCGACTGTATTAGATATTGCCGCTACAGATGAAATAGAATTGACTGCTACATTAATTGATGTAGTTGGAAACTTAGCAGGCTCTGGTACTGGTACTTTTGGTGGTATTTTAAAAACAGATGATACCACTGCTGCAACAAGTACAACCGATGGTTCATTACAAACTGATGGTGGATTATCAGTTGCTGGTGATGCAGTTATAGGTGATGACCTTTTACTATTATCTGATGGAGCAATACTAAAATTTGGTGCTGATTCAGATATTAATATTACTCACGTAGCAGATACAGGTTTAACAACAAATGGTGACTTCACAGTAGGCGATGACTTAATCTTAGGTTCAGATGCTTCTGTAATTAAGTTGGGTGCTGATAGTGATGTAACAATAACACATGTCGCTGATTCAGGACTTACAATCTCTGTTCCAGCAACAGCAGATAACTCTACACCATTAGTAACACTTGCCGCAGGTGATAACGATATTGCCGCAGATGATGTGTTAGGACAAATTGACTTTAAGGCACCTGCTGAAGGTGCAGGTACTGATGCTCTATTAGCCGCAGGTACAATTAAGGTTGTCTCTGAAGGTAACTTTGCAGCTGATAATAACGCTGCTTCTATGATATTCGCAACAGGTAAATCTGCTGCCGCAGGTACAGATGGTGGATTATTAACTATGACATCAACTGGTAAGTTAGTTCTCAAAGATTTAGCAACTGCTGACGGTTCGTCTGCAACTATTACTTTACAATCAGGTGATACTGATATTGCCGCAAACGATGAACTTGGTGCAATCTTCTTCCAAGCACCTGACGAGGCTGCAGGTACCGATGCTATCACAGTGGCCGCAGCTATTGTAGCGATGTCTGAAGGAGACTTTAGTGCCTCAAACAATGCAACTAAAATATCATTCAGAGCAGGTAATTCAGAAACTGCCGTAGAAAAAGCAAAGATTGTTGGTTCAACAGGTAAGTTCCACGCAACACCAGATAGTATTCTTTTAATTAAGAACTCTGGTGGCACAACACTAAAAACAGTTAACGGACACGCCGCAATTTAATGGTTGACAAAATACATATATAAATGTATTATGTTAAGAATTATTAGGAGATTATGAAATGACAGTAAGAGCCCCTTTATACTACGATGGCAGTAACAGTCTTATTGAGATGTCGTCAGGTGAAGTGTTAGAGTATACAAAACAAGCAATATTCCAATATGCCTCAAACCCATCTGTGACATGTTCTCAAGTTTCTGGTAGTGGTAATATTTCACCATCAATGGATGATACAAGATTTTTCTCTTCAGCAGCCGTAGTTCAAGCATCTTCACACCCTGGCTCTGGTGCTTTACAAACAACCACAACTAATTTTGATAAGATATCACAAACAAAGGCTTCTGTAAGTGCGGCTGGAGATACTAATAGTGTGGCATTTCCTGTCTATTATGATAACTCTGCTGGAGCGATTCAGTCTATGACAGAAGCAGACTTTGTTGATACATTTATTAAACCAGCATTAGTTCTTATGACTGCAAGTAGTGAAGCAGCAGGAGGTGATTACGGTGGAACATTTACAATTCACAATGCAGATTCATTGAGTAATCATACATTAATTTCTTCTACTGCTGTTTTTATTGATACAAGAGCTGATGTCTCTGAATATGTAGAGGGTTCTATAGGTACAGCTGGTACTGCTCAAACACACAATGAAGTAATAAACAGCTTCTTTCTTTTTAAAAGAGATGGTGTTGATAACACACCTGCGAGAACAATGTTGTTTATCGATAATACAAATAAAAACTTAAATCAATTTGCAGAAGCAGACATAGAATCATTACTACAAAACTACACTAGAAAATTAGCAGTTGATGATGATGTAGCTGCAGACCACAATATTGATTACAATATAAATGGTTCAGGTGTTGCAAGAGGAACGGCAATGACTGATACAAAACTTGATGGTTCAGGTACAGAAACAAATAGATTTGTTGGCGGCGATGATTATCGTTCACAGAAATTCCCTAACGGTTCTGCTGCAACTATTTCAACTTTTACCTTTAAGGCACTTCGTTCTTAACTATTAAATATTTTTTGGAGATTATATTATGACTGAACTAAAAGACATCCCCCTAGATACTAAACCACTTCCAGCAACAGACCAGACACCTATGTCAAAATATTTAGAACCTGTTCATTGGACAGATGATAAAGATACAATTTTTTGTCTTTGGCATAAAGATAATTTTATTCGTGCTGAGTTTACCAATGATGAAAGAACTCATGTAAGAGTTTATTACACAATAGAAGAAACTGGTAAAGAAACTGAAATTAACTTTAATTGGAATGAGGATGATAAGTACACACAAAAACTTTTGACACTTACTGATTTAGACACGATGCACGAAAACACATACAAAAGAATTAAACAAGAAGAAAGATATTTTAAAGAGTATGCTGTTCGTGTTGGAAAAGAAATGGGTTTATTAATTGACCCTATTGCGTATTATGATACTGAAACTCAATCATCTAAAGTAGATACAAAATTTTATTCCTATGGTTTAAAACTTTTCTTTGAAGAGTTTGACGCAGAGAAACAAAAAGAAGATTTGTTTATTGTTAAACTTGCAGCCTTTGAACTAGATGTTGTTAAAAATTGTGAAGATAGAGAATTGAAATCTAAATTAAGAAAAGCAAAAGACCCCGTTGAAATTTTACAAACTCTTTTAGATATTAAGAATCTATAGCTTTAAAGACACCCTCAAAGTCTTTGTTCATAACATGTATAAGACATGCTGTTTTGCATGAATCATAACTACTATCATTAAGAAAGAAACGATGCCAGTGGTCTGGTACTAAATCAAAGTTATCTTCTAATTTATATTTTTCTAAAATGTAAGAAATAAAGACTTCGTTATTATAGAAGTATCGATTGTCCATGTCTTTGATTTCATCAAGTACTTCTTTACATTCATCAAATCTTTTACTAAATTTTAATTTATCAGTAGCAGTTTTACTTCCACCCCATATACCTGTATTAATCATGCGATAAAACTTAGGCTGAATTAATTGTGATAGTAACATATGATGAAACATTTTTGTTTTGACTGACCAATGATACTTGTCAAGAGATTTATACCAATTATCTTTATCTCTCATTTCATGAACATTTTTAAATAATGCTAAATCATGTGTGTCATTACACCCCGAAACAATTTTTGTAAAATCAAACTCGTTAAACATATTCTTTTTTATATTTTTTAGATTAGGAATAACATCTAAATCAAGATATAGAACTTGTTCGTATTGTTCAACGTACTCTTCTAATTTAAAAAGTTTCCACATTGTAAGTTTATCAAACTCTTTAACAGAATCGGTTTGACTAGGCCTATCTAAAATATAATCAGCATCCCACATTTCTGCTAATGCTTTGTGACCCTGTACAAGTCTTTCAAAATGTTTTTCAAACATATTTCCAGCACCACCAATTCTTGCAGAATTACTTCTTTCATCTAAATTAATAGATGTTGTGTACATACTAAAAATTAATCTTTTTTTCATATCGCCAGACATATTCAAATTCCTTATTGATAGCGTGTACTATCTTTGTTTCTTTAGGTATATGCATCTCATAATCATAAAAATAATGCCATTGGTTATTTAACCATTGAACAGGCACATTTTGTTTTTTTAATTTATATGAGAAAATTGTTTCGTTATCATATCCAAATGTATTTGTTATATTTATTGGATACATAGAATCCTTTTTATATTCATCACTTCTTAAATAGTGCATCAATTCAAATGACTTATCTAAATCTGAAAAGTAATTAAGTTTATTCCAATGTTCTTTATTGCAACCAATAATGCCTGTATTAACTACATCGCATTGTGGTGACAAACCATTTTCTTCTAACATTGCCATTGCGTTAAAGTATTTTGCTGATGGCGAACGAATAGAACCTTTAATTTCATCTAGATGATAATGTGTAGGTCGTATCTTATCATTGTTATGTAAAATTGCAATACCTTTAGATAAATCCCATACATCAAAAAAGTTTTCATTTGTTACAGGTATAGCATCAAAGTCTAGATAAAGAACTTCATCGTACTTATTGACAAGCCTTTCCATTAATGCTAACTTGTATTTGTTAACAATGTTATACATTGTGATAAACGGATAATTCTCTTTAAAGTGTTTTGCATACTCTTTGAAGTCTGTTGAATATTCATACATAAAGAACTCAACACCAAGAGCCTCTGCATAGCGTTTTTTGTTTTCTATGATTTTTTGATAATGTTTTTGAAATTGTTGTTTAGTATGGATATTAGTCGGTGTTTTACCTTTTCTAATAATATCTTTATCGAAGAAATCAAGTTCTTCGTCTGGTATTTCAATATATAAACTGTAAATTGCCCTTGACATTAATCACCTAAATAAGTTATAGTAGTATTAATATCATATATATGGAGTATTGTCAATGAAAATATTGGTTACAGGTTCAAGTGGATTTATTGGTTCACATGTAGTTAGAGAATTAAAAAAAGATAAACATTCAGTTTCAGAGTGGGATTTATTAAGAACATTTGAGGGAAATCCAGCACCCCTTAATTTTAAAGATATAAAAGAAGATTACTTATCACAATTTGATAGAGTAGTTCATCTGGCGGCATTAGCAGATGTTCGTAAATCAATGGAAGACCCAGACAAATGGTATGAAACAAATGTAGATTGGTCTATTAACTTGTTTCAATTATGTGGAAAACTTGAAATTCCATGTGTTTATGCTTCATCTTCAAATGTACATGAATGGTATAATAATCCTTATGCAGGTTCAAAAAAGGCAATGGAATCTGTGGCAAAGGCAACAGGTAAACATATTGGATTAAGATTTACTAATGTTTTTGGACCTGGATGTAGACCTACAATGTTAACTCAAAAAATGATTGATGGCACTTTAACGTACAAAACTAATCATACAAGAGACTTTATACATGTATTAGATATTGTTGATGCAATTAAATTGTTTATATATCGTAAGGACTTTTTCGCAGATTGGACACAACATAATTATGAAATTGCAAGTGGTAAAGGCATAAAGGTCGATGAGCTAGTTGATAAATACTTACATAATATACCTTTAGAATCTGGTTTTATAGGCGAAAGACAAGATAACACGGCAAATATAACAGATATATTGGATTTGGGATGGGTACCAAAACGCAATTTAGATAAATACTTAAAAGGGAAAATACATGGCAATACCAAATTCAAAGACAACATTCAAAGATTATTGTTTACGAAACTTAGGTTTTGGAGTAATTGACATTAATGTTAGTGACGACCAAGTTGACGATAGAATAGACGAAGCGATACAATACTTTGCTCACTACTATTATGATAGTGTTGAGAAAATGTATCTTAAATATAAAATTACAGAAGCAGATAAAACAAGAGCTTTAACCAACGATACCACTACTGCAACCGATAGAGTTGATAGTACAATAACATCAAGTTTTGAAGAAGGGAAAAATTTTATTCCTATGCCATCGAGCATAGTTTCTGTACTAAACATTTTTTCATTCGATAATGCGGCTACAAACAATATGTTTGATATTCGTTATCAATTAAGATTAAATGATTTGTATGATTTTTCCTCAACAAGTATTGTTCACTATGAAATGACAATGCAACATCTTGATTATCTTTCACATATTTTAGTTGGCGAAAAACCTATTAGATTTACAGAACATCAAGGAAGATTATATTTAGATATGGATTGGTCTGGTGATGTTAATACAGATGACTATCTTATCATTGAATGTTACAGAAAATTAGACCCAGATGTTTATACAGATTTGTATGACAACATGCATTTAAAAAGATATGCTTCAGCGTTAATTAAAAAACAATGGGGTATGAACTTATCTAAGTTTCAAAATGTTGCTTTACTGGGTGGAGTAACTATGAATGGTGAACAAATATTCAGTCAGGCACAAGAAGAAATTGAAAAGTTAGAAACATATATTGAAAACTTACAATACCCTGATATGATAATTAAAGGATAAAAATAAATGGCTGTCAATAGTGCGTTTAAAACATCAGGTAAAGCTGCAACTACTGCTGAGCAAAATCTATATGCAAGTTTAGTTAAAGAAGCAATTCAGATACATGGTCATGATGTTAACTATATTGATAGAACACTAACAGCAAGAGATAATATCTTTGGTGAAGATTCTTTATCACAATTTAATAAATCACAAACTATCGAAATGTATGTTGAAGATGCCGATGGTGGATATCAAGGTGAAAAAGAATTGATTCAACAATTTGGTTTAGAAAATAGAAATGAAATTACATTTGTTGTAAGTAGAACTAGATTCGATGATGTTGCTCATCAAATGGATTTAGAAACTGCAACAGCCACAACTGAAGGTTCAATACTTTTAGAATCTGGCACACTAGTCTCTTCATCAACTAATACATTATATGCTTCTTTTGATAGTGGATATTTAAGAGGCGAAACTGCATCAACTAGTACATATGCAAATCGACCAAAAGAAGGTGACTTAATATTTCACCCAGTTTTAGAAAAAGTATTTGAAGTTGCTTTTGTAGACCACGATGAACCATTTCATCAATTAGATAATAATCCTGTTTACAAACTAAGATGCAAACAGTTTGAATATTCAAGTGAAGTTATTGATACAGGTATTGCAGATATTGATGCTATTGAAGATACTCTTACAGGTGACGCTTTACAACATCAAGTTACACTTGAAGCAACAACTGCTTACAACGAAAGTATTGCTCTTGAATTCTTTACTGACAGTTCAAATACAGACACGTTATTAATGGAAGACGAAGATGTGGTTGTTCACGAAGATGATGAAGCATCAATTGGTGAAAGTATTCTTCTTGAGAATGCAGCTGATTCAGGTGATGCAAATTACATCATTCAAGAAGACTATATAGTAGGCGACATGTCAACTGATACTACTGCTCAAAATGAGTTTTTTGAAGCAGAGGACGAAAATATATTAGACTTCAGCGAATCTAATCCATTCGGTGATGCTGGGAGAACATAATGTTAGGAACACAATTTTATCATGAAACAATCAGACGACTGGTTGTTACATTCGGTACAATCTTTAACGACATCAACATTGTTAGAAAAGATAACAATGGAAACATTGTACAGAAAATGAAGGTGCCATTGGCGTATGGCCCTAAACAAAAATTTTTAGTAAGACTTGACCAAGATGCAAATCTAGATTCTAAAGTAGCAATTACTTTACCTCGTCTTGGTTTTGAAATTGGTACAATTGCCTATGACCCAGTAAGAAAATTAAATCGTGTACAACAATTTAAGAAAAAGAAATCAAGTACAACAAAACAATTAGATTCTCAATATATGCCTGTTCCATATAATTTAGATTTTGAATTGTATGCTATGGCAAAACAATCTGATGATGCTTTACAAATGGTTGAACAAATACTTCCATATTTCCAACCTGATTATACAGTAACAATTAATGATATGGCAGACATGGGAATAAAAAGAGATGTTCCAATTATTTTAAATTCTATTAATTATGAAGATAGTTACCGAGGTGATTATTCAGAAAGAAGAGCAATTGTTTACACTTTAGGATTTACTGCTAAATTTTATCTTTATGGCCCAGTTACTTCTGGCAAAGTTATTAAACAAGTACAAGTTGACCAATATGCTGATATGCCAGATAAGTCACCTGCAAGAATTCAAAGAACAACAGTAACACCAAATCCAACAAGTGCTGAAGCAGATGATGATTTTGGTTTTAATGAAACAGTATCGTTCTTTCAAGATGCAAAGACTTTTGACCCTGCAAGTGGTGAAGATACATAATGTAACTTTGATTTTATTTTTATTATGACACGACCTAAAACAGTTAATCTCGATATTACTTCTCGATGCACACTTGCATGTAGTGGGTGTGATAGAACATGGTATAAAAAGAATAACAAAACAATTCCAAAAAATGATATGACATTAGAGGAGTTTGATAAAATTTCAAATTACTTTAAAAGAGTACAATTTTGTGGGCAAATATCTGACCCAATATTTAATCCTGATTTTATCGATATGCTTAAAATGTGTAAAGATAAAAATATAGATGTTGAAGTATCTACTGCCGCATCGCATCAACCAAAAGAATTTTACGAGAAAGCTTTTAGTGCAAACTCTAACGCAAAGTGGGTATTTGGTTTAGACGGATTTCCTAAAGACAGCCATAAATATCGTATCAACCAAGACGGTGAGAAGTTATGGGAAATGATGAAGTTGGCAAAGTCTATGGGTATAAAAGTTGCATGGCAATATATTGTATTTGAGTATAATGAAGATACACAACTTGAAGCTTATCAAATGGCAGTAAAACATAATATGGAATTTATTCTTATTGAATCTTCAAGATTTGATGATGATTCTTCTTTAAAACCAGAAGTGGCATTTACACCAAAAGAAAGAAAAAATGATTTTAATCCTAAATGTCTTGATGGTAGTAAAGAGTATGGTTGGGATTATATGGGTAAGTTATTACCATGTTGTTGGGGATTTCAAACAGATAATAAACCATTTCCTAATTTAACTAAAGATAAGTTTCATATAAGTAATATTAGTAGTATGGAAGATGTTATTAATTCAAAGGAATGGAAAGATTTTCATAGCATGTTAAAAACTAACCCAGAAAACGCACCTGACATCTGTAAAAAATATTGTGGTGTAAGAGGTGGAAAAACAAGTACTAGAACTACTATGAATGAGATACAAATATGACAGACAATGTAGAAAATATAATCGATAAGGCATTAGGTGTTGTTGATGATGTTAAAAAAGAAACTAAAAAACAAGTAGTAATACCTAGACCAAAACCACAATCATCAGATGATGATATGGATAAAGATTACAAATATCAAAGAGAAAATTTTTACAACTTAATCGAAAGAGGACAAGATGCTATTGAAGGTATCTTAGACCTTGCTCAAGAATCTGAACAACCAAGAGCATATGAAGTTGCTGGAAACTTAATAAAAAATGTTGCCGAAGTTACAGAAAAACTTGTAGATTTACAAACAAAAATGAAAAAGTTAAAGGAGGTACCAGAGACTGGTCCTAAAAATGTTACGAATGCTTTGTTTGTTGGGTCAACTGCTGAATTACAAAAGATGTTAAAGAAAAAAGATTAATGGAAAGTTATCTAGGAAATCCTAATCTAAAAAAGGCAAACACGCCTGAAGAGTGGACTAAGGAACAAATATTAGAATATCAAAAGTGTATGGAAGACCCATTATACTTTGTACAAACTTATATACAAATTGTTTCTTTAGATGAAGGTTTAATTCCTTTTAAACCATATACATTTCAAAAAGAAATGATTGGCACTTTTCATAGTAATAGATTTACAATTTGTAAGTTACCTAGACAATCAGGTAAATCAACAATCATGATATCCTACTTATTACATTATGCGTTGTTTAATGCAAATGTTAACATTGCCATACTTGCAAACAAAGCTGCAACTGCGAGAGATTTATTAGGAAGATTACAACTTGCATATGAAAACCTTCCAACTTGGTTACAACAAGGAATACTATCATGGAATAAAGGTTCTTTAGAATTAGAAAATGGTTCTAAAATTCTTGCATCATCTACATCAGCTTCTGCTGTTAGAGGTGGTTCTTATAATATTATTTTCTTAGACGAATTTGCTTATGTACCAGCGAATGTTGCTGAAGATTTTTTTAGTTCTGTTTATCCTACAATATCTTCTGGTAAGAGTACAAAAGTTATAATTGTATCTACACCACATGGTATGAATATGTTTTACAAATTATGGAATGATGCTGAACACAAAAGAAATACTTACATACCGATTGAAGTACATTGGAGTGAAGTACCAGGCAGAGATGAAAAGTGGAAAGAAGAAACAATTAAAAATACAAGTGAACAACAATTTAGAACAGCATTTGAATGTGAATTTTTAGGTTCTGCCAATACACTTATCAATGCTTCAAAACTTAGACAACTTTCATACATTGAACCTATACAACAAAATGCTGGATTAAAAGTATATGAGAATCCTATTAAAGACCATACTTACTTTATAACATGCGATGTATCAAGAGGAACAAAAAATGATAGTTCTGCGTTTGCAGTTATTGATGTATCACAAATACCATATAAAGTTGTTGCAACATTTAAAGACAATGAAATTAAACCATTAATGTTCCCACATAAAATTAATACAGTTGCAAAAGCATACCATCATGCATTTGTTTTAGTTGAAGTTAATGATATTGGTGAACAAGTTTCGAATAATTTACATTATGATTTAGAATATGACAATATTGTTATGTGTTATATGCGTGGTCGTGCTGGACAAATTATGGGAGGTGGATATTCTGGTGGTAAAGCACAATTGGGTGTGCGTACAACTAAGGCTGTAAAAAAGTTAGGTACATCTAATTTAAAACAAATTGTAGAATCAGATAAGATAGTTATTCAAGATTTTGACATGATTAACGAATTATCGACATTTATAGTAAAAGGAAACCAAATCGAGGCTGAGGAGGGTGCTAATGACGATTTAGCGATGTGTTTAGTACTGTTTTCTTGGGCATGTGACCAAACATACTTTAAAGAGTTAACAGATATGAATATTCGTGCTAAAATGTATTCTGAAACACAAAATCAATTAGAATCTGATATGTCACCTTTTGGATTTGTAGATGATGGTTTAAATGACCCGTATGAAAGTACAGAATACGGAAGTCAATGGTCGACAGTCGTAATTCCTAGAGATGACTAAATAAGTTCGATTAAATCGCTATCTAATTTAATCCAACAATTATGACAAAGAACTTTTGAATTGTCTATTAGACTTGAAATTTCTTCTCTTTGTCCATTAATTGCAGTAGTTTTAGATTTTTTACGAATTTCTGAATCATTAGGATAGAATTTGAGACATATAGTTTCAGATTCACCACAATTGATACAAGATTTATCAGATAAGTGGGAATTTAACCAAGATACACGTTTATTATAGTGTCGTCTTGCCACTTTCTTGATAGTTTCTTTATATTTGTCATAGTGTGATTGCATAAATTTATTTATATACAATCGGTCTATAAAAATGGCGCTGTTGAAAATAAAAAAACTATAAATAAACTTGTATAAAGAAATAATGATATATTAAGTCATTTAAAAGGAGACAACCCATGGCATTTCTAGTTTCACCTGGCGTTCAGGTAAGAGAAGTCGATTTAACTAATGTGGTACCTACCGTTGCAACATCTATTGGTGCAATCGCAGGTGCATTTGAAAAAGGCCCTGTTTCTAGTGTAACGACAGTATCAAGTGAAGAAGAATTAGTTAAGATATTTGGAAAACCAAACTCATCTAACTTTGAATCTTTCTTTACAGCTGCAAACTTTTTAGGTTATACAAACTCCTTAAAGGTTGTAAGAGCAGAAAGTGGTATTCTCAACGCTGGAGCAAATAGTGGTATCTTAATAAGAGATACAGAACACTACTTAACTTCATTTTCAGCAGGTGAAGGTTCACACGGCGAGTGGACTGCAAGAACTGCCGGAACATGGGGTAACTCACTAGGAGTTTCGCTTTGCCCAAGTGCAACAGCATACGAACAAGTATTATCAGCTTCTAACTTAACAGTTGGAGAAGATGCTGCAGGTTCAACAACAATTGAAGTTGATGATGCAGATTTAACAAGCAATGTAATTAATGTTGGCGATTTAATTTCATTCTTTACAGATTCTGCCGGTACAACACCTGTAAGTGGCGAAAATGGTAAAGAGTATGAAGTCGTTTCTATTTCAACAGACACATTAACAATTAGACAAAAAGATAATCC